TTAAGCTAATCTTGTGGCATAATCTAAGCTAATCCAGCCTGCGCCACTCTTCAAGCGTCCCCAGCCAGCACTTGCGCCCTGTCCGGCTTTCACTTCCACAATGGTAAATACTCCCTTTCCTGTGGTTTCTCCTGTTTTTGCATAGTTTGTGCCTGCTCCCGTTCTGATATTAAGGTCTAAAATATCTACCTGTACGCTAAACGGAACGCCTGCGCTTGCCTGCTGCCCCGCTGCGGCATATACCGCCTTGCCGTTATCATCATATACGGTATAGCCCGCCTTGCAAGCGCTCTTTGCATTTTCCAGCGACGTAAACGCCCCCAGCTGGCTTGCTGCGTCCGTCCAGCTCTTGCGCACTCTGTAATACTTTGTACCGTTTCCTGCTGCATACTTTTTATAGTATCCCTCGCCGTACTCTGCACGCTTTTTCTTTACTGTTTCGCTCTGGTCTGCTGGCTTTTCATATCCAGTAAGAACGGCATCAGATGCAGCACGCACGCTGCCCGCCTTTTTCAGTGCGTCCATTACTGCTGTGTATCCCTGCAATTCTTCCCATAAAAAGCCCAGCTGCATATTAAGGTCTGCAATGGATACGCCCGCCTGTTTTGCATGATTAAGCAACGCCTGCTTTCTGCTCCAATACGTCCACTGCGCCAGCCCATAGCCTGCACTGTCCTTTACAAAATTGCCATAGCTGCCATTATCCACCGCTGCTGTATATTCTGCGTCCGTCTTACCCAGCTTATTGTTATAGATGTTCTGTAAGTTGTTCGGCATAAGCCCGCTTTCAGCATACAGATTACCCATAATACCAGCCACGGCATAAGCATTTAAGCCCTTTCCTGTAAGAAAATTCCAGATTGTTTTTTCATTGCCGCCCTGCGGTGTTTCTGCCTGTCCGCTGATTTTACGCTTAAACTCGTCCCATGTGTGGGCGCTGGTGTTATATACATACGGGTTAGGGCAAATCTTGCCCGTTACGTCGTAATGTCTGATTACATGAGATGCAGGCACGCCGTATTTATTCATAAGGTAACGGGTAAGCTCTGCCGCTGCCTCTACTGTTGCGTCCTCAAAATACCAGTCTTTATCTGTTGCGCCCATGCTCTTTGTGTTTTTCTTCCTTACGCACATTTCAATACCGATACTATTAGCGTTTCGGCACTCTGCGTGCTTATAGCTCGACGCTCCGCAATGCCACGCTATATTAGCGTCCTCTACGCACTGCCATACCTCGCCGTTAAATCCTACAAAGTAATGCGCCGACGCATTTCTATTGCCGCCGCCATAATATCGGCAGTTGTCCTCTGCGCCGCCCAGTGCGCCTACATAATGTATAACAATATACTTAATTCTGGAAACGCTGCCCTTATTGAAATTGTACTTACTTATCTTTCTGTTAATGTTCATATTTCCTGCCTTTCCGCATACAAAATAAGCGCCTGCGGTGTCCCGCAAGCGCTCTTTGCTGCTATGTCCTTATTATTCTTATCTTTCCTGTGTCCTGTGTTCCTCTACGTTGCCTGTGGTGCTGTCCCCGTCCAGTTCGTCTGTGTCCGGCAGTTCGTCCGTATACTTCGCCAGAAACTCCCGCACCTTTTCCCATACCTTTTTTACGGGCAGCCCGCATAATGCCATATTTTTAAAAATGCTCACTACCTCATAGGCAATGTAAAGCAATGCGAAAAATTCAGCCACGCCCACGGTATCAAGCCCTAAATATGTACGTGCCTGCTCCGGTATAAATCCGATTAAGTTAATCTTAATCAGTACGTCGATTGCCAGCATGAATACCAGAGAAATAAGCATACCTACTTTTCTGATAGCCCCGTCAATGCCTGCGCAGCTGTTAAATTTCTTCTCTTTGATTGCACGCAGCACGCCAAAAACCGTGTCGCACACAATCGCCAATACTACCAGCTGGATAATTTTGTTATGTGCCGCCGCCTCAATAAATTCTGTAATAGTCATGTTCATAAATCCTGCCTTTCTCTTAATTGCAAATCTTTTGCCCGCTCTTTCAGCTCTGCGCCGTCGTAGCCTGCTGTCTGCTCCCAGCTTTCCAGAGTGGCTATTAAATCAGCAATAAGCCTGCTTTGCTTTTCTATGGTTTCCTGTTGTTCTTGTACTACCCTTAATAAATTGCTACTCATGTACTCGCTCCTGCATTTTGCCGCTTAAGCAGCCTTTTCTATGGCTGCCTCTGCCAGCGTTTCTATTTTCTTTCGTAGGTTATAGCTGTCGGCATGTCCTGCGTGTCCCGTCCAGCTCTGTATACTCTTTTGTAACTGCTCTTTTGTGATTTTCCCGCTCTCGCACTTCTTGATAGTACGCTTTATGCGCTTATACAGCCACTCTTTTAATGTATCAGATGCAGCGTGCATACCTTTACCTTTCCGGCAGGCGTAAGACTGCGATATAAACCGCTTATCAAATATAGGCTCTAACACGTTGTTTATGGCGTGCTGTACCACCCTGTCATAGAACGGCAGCGCCATTATCTGCCGCTCTTTCGGTTCGTACACCTTAAAGTAATGGTATTCGCTCGGCTCATAGGCAAGGTTTAGAATATCTTCCCGCACCTTGTCTAAGTTTTCCTCTTTGTCTTTCGTAAAAATCAGTACGTCTTTTCTGTGGCGCTTACACTTTCTGGCTTTGTTATAGGCTTTCTGTACGTTTCCATAGTCGCCCATAGCCTCTAAAAGCGTAATGTGCCGCCCGTCCTTATCGGTAATGTATCCTACTCTCTTCAAGTATTAAGCTCCTGCCTTTCGCCGTAGCTACTAACCAGCAGCCGTATTTTTTCTCTTTGCCTCACGGCGGGACAGCCGCTCTGACTATAGGATATTAAACACTCGGTCTTATCCTTTTCTAAGTCCTTGCCAGTATTCCGTAGAACTCTGTGCCTGTAATGTTCTCACTAAGTCACACGCCCCACGAGCGCCAATGTTCGTATTGACATTCCACGGGTAGTTGTTGCAATTCACGGCACGAGCGCCGCAATTCGCCCCATTGTTCCAGTTGCCGCCCGCTATCAGCGCCGCCAGAGGCTGTAAGTAAGCAGCTGCCCCATATCCTGCTATTTTCTGGTCTTTACCTCTTCTATCAGTTCTCCCAGCATAACGCCTATTTCTTTCAGCTTGCGGCAGCTCTCGCCGTAGTGCCGTGCGTTCATGGCGCTATATTTCAAATCATGCGCCAGCCGCAGCAATTCTTTACTTTCCTGCAATGCCGTATCTACCGTGTATAAGTGGCTTTTCGTTGCCGTCTTATCCCACTTTATAACCTCTTGCAGCATTTCAAGAATTGCGTTTCTGGTCGCCGTCTGTAAGCTGAATTTCTCATACTTTGGGTACTTCGTAAGCAGAGGGTAAATATATAGCAGAAAATCGTATATTTTCTGGTGTATAATATCTGTTTTTGTCTGTATGTCCATGCCTTACCCCCGTTTATCCGGCTGGGCTTTCGCCCGCCGTCTACAGAGAGTCACACGCCCCACGAGCGCCAATGCTCGCAGCGACATCCCACGGGTAGTCGTGGCAATGCACGGCACGAGCGCCGCAATTCGCCCCATTGCCCCAGCCGCCGCCCGCTACCAGCGCCGCCAGAGAATATGCGTAATACTGGTAAATGTTACCAACGTCGTAAGACTTCTCGCCTGTGTTCAATGGGCTTTTCTTGTCCCAGCCCCACGCTACGCTTGCGTGGTAGTCTGCATTTGTGGCGTGTTCCGCTCTTGTAATAAGCTCGTCCAGCCACTCCCAGACACGCCCCACGGCATCTACAACGCCCACGGAAGAAACGGCATTTACCACACTGCCTGTTACGCCCCTACCTGTGTTGCTGGTGGCGCTCCATGCGTTTGTATTTGCGTTATCCAGTCCGGCAGGGCTGCCAAAAGCATAAGCGCAAAATTCCGCATAGTTCGGCAGGCGTTTGCCGCTCTTTGCCAGACGTTCTACAAAGTTGTACCAGTTCATGCTTTCTGTACCCGTCATAGGTGCGCAGCCGTACTCTGATTTCAAGCCCTTTGCTCCGTCGTCAGAATTAAGGTAAATATCTACCCATGTGCCGCCGCCTAAATATACCATACCCTCTGGGCTGCATTTCGGGCGGTGTCCCAGTGTCCATACAGAACGTGGTACAATGCCGTTGCTTACTGCACTTTCCCAGCCTGTTCCAAAAATAACACTGCTGCCATTAAGCGGCTGTAAATTACTGTCCACCTTGCGGCAGCGTCCATAATGAAAGCCGCCGATTTTACGGCTGTTTGTAGCGTTCCAGCCCGTCGGGTATGTAGAGTTAAGGGAAATTACGTATTTCTCGTCTGCGCTGTCAATTCTGCTGTCGCAGATATATACGTAATAGTCCTTACCTACCGCAAAAGCGCTGCCTGCGTCCAGATTAGCAGCCGTAAGAATTGTATTTGCTGTCTTGAAAATTCCAGCGCCGCCCACGGCAATTACGCAACCCTCTACTACGGTCAGCTCATTTGCTCCGCTGGCGTAAATGTACTCATTGCTCGGTGCTACAATATCGCTGATTGTAGCCATTTTATTTACGTTCAAAAGCGCCCTTGCGTCGGTCTTTGTAACGTCGTCCACTAATAATCTACTCATACTGCTTTAATACTCCTTTCAGTGCTGCAATGTCGTCTGTTGTCATTCCTGCCACGGTGTCTGTGCGTTCCAGCGCAATTACCTTGCAGCCCGCTTTTACCGCTTTGGAAAGTGTAAGGGCTGTTCTGTCGTTTCCCGCCTCTCCTGCTGCCGCTGCCTCGTCGGTCTGGATATGTGTTACTCCCTGCACCGTGCCGGATACGTCGCCTGCTACAAATTTCATACCTACCGCTGCCTCGTCGCAGTAATATACCGTAACCGCCTTTTTCTCTTCCTCTACAGCTGCTACGCCGCACTCAATATAACGCTGGTTCTCTGCGCTCTCGATTTTCGCCAGCAAATCTGCTGCCGCCAGTTCTCCGCTTGCTACCATAGCAAGACAGTTGTAATAATCCTCTTTTGTCTTTAATACTTTAGGAAATCCTTTCATGGTCTGCCGCCTTTCTAAAATGTATTTGCAAGATAGGAATTACCCACGTAGGTAGCCCCTAACACTGCCGTTTCTACTGTTCTTTCGTAATGCTGGCTCATGTATGCTGCGCCCATGTAACACAATCCCAGTACAGCATCATGCTTATAGTCAATGCCCCAGCCGCTTTCTACTCTCTTAAGTCGCTCGTCCAGCGCTGCTATTGCCTCTTTGGTTTCTTTCGTGCCTGCCTCTGCCTGCTTTTTCACTTCCTGCATGGCTGCTGCCAGCTCTTCAATTTGCAGTTGCAGGCTGCCTGCTATGTCCTCGCCCAGCTTGTCCTTGATACTCTCAAACCATGTGTTAAATTCGTTTTCAGCGTCCGACTGGAATAGCTTAATTTTTGCCATAAATTCTGTATAGGCGCTTAAAAGTTCCTTGTCCCAGTTGTCAAGCGTGCTTTCAAAACTGCTGTATCTTTCGTTAAACTGGCTCTCATACTGCGCAAATAAGCCCTCTGTCTTGCTTACGTAGCTGTCATATACGCCCGCAATCTCTGTAAGGTACTTTTCCATACTCTGCTTATATGCGCTGAACTCGTCCAGCACGGCTGCGCTGTAGGTGTTGAAAAAGTCCGTAAACTGCTTTGTAAGCACGCTTGCGTCTATCTCTTCCACCGTTCCTGTTACAATGCCGCAGACTGCGCTATTAAACCGCTGGTCTGTGATGTTCTGCGTCTGTATCCTTGTTACGCCCTTGCCTACGTAAATATCTGCAAGCGCAAGCTCCCATATTTCCGTAGTGCGTGTTACTGCCGTTGCTGTCGGCTTTGCAGACGGTGTGCCTTTCAGCACCGCAATATACATATCTCTTTGCGGCAAATCCCAGCGAACTACTACCCTGTCCACCCTGTTAAGCGCTCCCTCTGCCGTATCCAGTGTTACGCTAAGCGTTGCAGGATTTCTAAAGGCGTAGCCGTTTATAAAGGCATAGCCTGCATTTACTTTTATTTCCATGCCGCTGTAAGCTACCACCTGTAGCCCGTCGCTTGGCTTTGGAAAAATGCCGTTTGCAATGAAAGTAGCAAAGTACCACGCCCAATCCTCGGCTTTATATACCCTGTCGTACTCTCCGTCTACTGCCACGGCATTAAACGGTAAGCTGTTTGCCATTTCTGCTACCTCACTTTCCTAATCTGGTCTACCAGTGTCGGCAGGCTGTCGCCAAAAGTCGCCTCTATGGTTTCCTCGCCTTTCTGGTATGTTTCTGTTACTTCTGTAATGCGTGCATCTATCTGTATGCCCCACTTGGTTTCTTTGCAAGTAATACGGTCGCCTAAATCAAAATCAGCCTTAAATTTTAAGTTTGAATTTGTATTTATGGTACTTACAAAATTTATGTTCTTGCCGTAGTTTTCCAGCTCTGCGCTGCCTCTCGTTTTCAGCATTGCAATATAGGTATTCAGCGGTATTGTTACCTCTGTTTCCCCCTGCTGGTACTTTCTGGCAATGTCCGTAGCGTCGCAGAATACCTCTATCAAATCCAGCCCCGCTGCGCCCTCGCCGTCCACTGTTGTTACTGGCTGGCTGCCGTCGTCGTCAGCTGCTCCCTGCACATAAATAAAGTTGCCGCAGTTCTCTATACTGGCGGTATATTCCTGCTCGTTGACATTATCAAAATCTCTTGAAAATATGCAGGGCGTGTTACCCTCGGTATTTGTGGCTGTAAGGTCATTGCCCTTATACAGATAAAAGCCAAACAGTCCCTCTCTTTCGTTAAGCAGAATGTCATAGCCCAGCTTTCCAGCCTGCGCCCTTGCTTTTACTTCCTGCCCCAGCTGTGCGTATACCTCGTTTGCATATTCAACCGCCACACCGTCTATGGTTTCCTGCGCCAGAAATGTAAACAACGGAAAGCGCCGCTTTGTGCCTGCTGCGCTGCCGCAGTTGTTCTTTACCATAAGGTTTATAAGATACTGGTTTGTACCTGTTGCCACAATCTGCGGATAAATGCAGCGCTTATTAAGCCACCAGCTAAGCATATAGCCCTGTGCCTCTAACTGCTCTAAGCCGTTCTCGTCTTTGGTAATGTGTACGTAGGTTATCTGCGCTGCCCTGCGCCATACGCCGCCGTCAGCGGTCTTTACTTCCTTTTTCCCGTCGTGCTTGGTTATTAAATTGCCCTCTACCAGCAAACGGCTGTTATTGTCCGTAATCGGCGCAAGCAGGCTAAAAGTTCCTACGTCAAAATACTTTGTATGCCATAGCAGGCTTGCCAGCTCGTCTATAGCTCCCAGCGGCTGCACCGTCTTATCGAATACTCTAAGCTCCATACCGTCACACTCCTAAAAATTCCTTGCTGTAGAATATGGATACTTCCAGAGAATTTACGCCGCTGGCTGCATCATATCTAAACATATTGTCGCCTATGGCAAGCTGCATAAATGTACTGTCTACATCAATGTAGCGGAAATAGTCGGTTTCTACGCCGTCCCTTATCAGCTTAGCGCCCTTGCTGCCGTACTTCGTGTTAATCTCTATCACGTCGCCCGTTTTCATGGTGGCGTTAATCTGTATAAATTCCTCTGTATCCACATTAAGCAGTATCGGGTTTGAAACTGTCCCCAGTGCTGTAAACCTTATCCTCATTCCTGTGGATACGTCGCCCTCGTTGTAGCAGTCCACTATTACGCTTTCCGCTCGGTATCCGTATATCATGCTCTTTGTGCTGTCCTTTTCGATAACGCAAGGGAAATGCCACGCAGCCACCCAGCTTGCTATATCTTCCTTTGTTTCTTCCTCCTCCCGCCAGAACGGGTTAAGGCACTCTATCTGTAAATCAAACTCATAAAGTACCTCTTTCTTTAGTATCTTAGGCTCTCCATACGCCCTGCAATCAATCACACGCTTAAAGCCGCCGTACTCATACACCAGCGTAGCGCTAAGCTCTGGGTTAAATATCTTAAGCATACGGCGGCGCAGTTCCAATGCCTGCGCCTTATCCCGTGTGTTGATATGCCCCACTACGTCTATGTCCCTTGCCTCGATACGCTGCCCTACGTAGGTGTCGCCGTGCTGTCCCATACTGTTTGTGCTGTAAATGACGCTCGTAACGCCGGAAATGCCCTCTACGTCTTTACTTATATTGCAATGGTATACGCTGTCTACTCCCAGCTCTAACCGCTCGCCCCTTGAATTTATGTAAGTCAGTTTTTCATTTTCCATGCGTTACACCGTCCTTGCTATCATTCTGAACTGTCGGGCTGCCTCTTTCTGCTGCTTTGCGTAGTCCGTAGTATTCGCATAAATATACTGATTGACAACTACGCCGCCTGCTGCACTGCCGCCACCTCTCGGCTTTGGCTTTTTGTCGTCGTAATCGTCTGTAAGCTCTTTGCCTACGTTTACCTTTGCGCCTACGTCGAACTCCTGCGGTACGCTGTCCTCAATCATTTTCTTAACGCCGCCGATTTCATCAGAAAAGCCAACGCCGATACCCTGCGCCAGATATACGCCGATTTCGTCACGCATCAGCTTAGACGGGCTGTTAATTCCAAATAATCCCTTAAGGAAGTCGGTAACATTACCTACCCAGCCGCTTATTTTGTCCTTTATCCACTGCGTAGCTCCATGTATGCCGTTCCAGATGCCCTCTACCATGTTCTTACCGAACCCAGCAAACGTACTGCCAATATCCTTAAATACGTCGGTTATGCCAGTAATTACATTTTTCATGCCCTCTACGGCTTTGTTCTTTACTTCTGTACCCCATGTAGCCACTTTGGAAATTGCGCCGGAAATGCTGTTGTATATCTTCTCTGGTATTTCCTTTACGATAGTAACAATGCCTGTTACCATTGTATTCATTACCTCTTTGGCTTTCGTAAGCATATTTGTACCCCACGTAGCCACTCTGGTAACTGCTCCTACTATGCTGTTCCAGATTTTCTGCGGTACTTCTTTCACGATAGTAACAATGCCTGTTACCATTGTGTTCATTACCTCTTTGGCTTTCGTAAGCATATTTGCGCCCCATGTAGCCACTCTGGTAACTGCTCCTACTATGCTGTTCCAGATTTTAGCAGGCGTTTCTTTCACAATCGTTACAATGTTCGTAAGCATTGTGTTCATTACTTCTTTGGCTTTGGTCTGCATATTTGCGCCCCATGTAGCCACTCTGGTAACTGCGCTTACTATGCTGTTCCAGATTTTAGCAGGCGTTTCTTTCACAATCGTTACAATGTTCGTAAGCATTGTGTTCATTACTTCTTTGGCTTTGGTCTGCATATTTGCGCCCCATGTAGCCACTCTGGTAACTGCGCTTACTATACTGTTCCAGATTTTCTGCGGCAGCTCCTTAACAATATCTATAACTTTCGTTACAAAATCTGTTATAACCGTGTCGCCTTTTTCCTGCATATTTGCGCCCCACTCTGCTATTTTCTCAACGCCCGCAGCGATTGCCTGCGGTATCAGAGTAGGCAGCTCTTTTATCTTGTTTATGATTGTTGTTACCAGCTTGCCTGCTGCCGTCAAAATCTTAGGCAGCCCCGTAATCAGTCCTGTTACAATGGCTGCAATAATCTGCGGCATAGCTGCGATTAAAAGCGGTATTGCATCTATGATGCCGTCAATCAGCGCAACTATAATATCGCCCGCACTTTCGATAATAAGCGGTATACCCTCAATCAACGCATTTATGATAGCCGTTATGATTTCCGGCAGCGCCTCAATCAGTACGGGCAACGCTGCTACCAGTCCCTGCGCCAGCCCTGTAATAAGCTGTAAGGCTGCTGTAATCAGCAGCGGTATATTTTCTATCAGCATGGTTACAATGTTCGTAACCACCGTTACGATTGTCGGCAGCAATGTAGGCAGCGCCTGTGCGATACCTTGCGCAAGGCTTATGAGTATCTGCATACCCGCCTCTAAAATCTGCGGCAGTAACTGTATCAGCATAGTTGCAATGCTGGTTACTACGTTTGTTATGGTCGGCAATAACGTAGGCAGCGCCGTTATAATTCCCTGCGCCAATGCCTGCATAATAGAGGGTGCGCTTTCCAGCACTGCCCCTGCTATATTCGTTATCACTTCCAATATCTGCGGTATCATTTGTGAAATATTGCTGATTATTCCAGTAACGCCCTGCTTTATCTTCTCGCCTGCGTCGTCCTGCCCCGCCATAAGGTCGCTTAGCCCGTCCATAATCATTGTGATAGACGGCAGCATTTCGCCAGTGATACTGTTCTTTACGCCGCTAAATGTCCATTGCAGGCGGCTTAAACTGTCCTCAAACGCTGCGCTTGCTGCTACTGCCTCGTCCGACATTATCATGCCGTATTCTTCTGTTTCGTCCATAAGCTGCTTAATTCCGTCTGCGCCAGAATTAAGCAACGGTAAAAGCTCGGCTGCGCTCTTTCCAAAAATATCCTGTGCGGCTGCATTTCGCTGTGTTTCATCTTCCATGCCCGCCAGTGCGTCTATGCTCTCTAAAAGCACCTGCTCCGTGCTTTTTATACTTCCGTCTGTATTTTTCAGCGATACGCCGATAGCCTCAAAACTTGCCCCTGCGCCTTTCGCTCCCTCTGCTGTTTTCCCCAGCTCTGTAGTAATGTTCTTAACGCCTTTTGTTAAGTCGCTTACGCTGCTGCCGCTTCTCTCGCAGGCATAGCTTAACTGCTGGTATAGGCTTGCGCTTATCTGCATTTTCTGGCTTTCCTTGTCTATCTGGTCGCCCGCAGATGCCGTATCACTCGCCATATCATAAAGTGCCTTGCCTGCTGCTACGGCTGCCGTGCCGATTGCCGCCACCGCTGCTGCCGTTGCTGTTGCAACCTTTTTTACAACCTCTGTAAAGCCACTGAATTTGCTTGTTGCCTCTTTCGCCTGTTTGCCGCTGTCCTCTACCTCGTTTCCCATTCCGTCTGCGGCTTTTTCTGCCTTGTCCAGCTCTGTAGTGGTCTTTCCTAACTCTGTTTCTGTATTCGCAAGGGCTGTTTTCTGGTAATTAAGCTGCGTTTCCAGCTTTTTACTTGCCTCGCTGTTCTCTCCTGTAGCCTCTTTGCACTTTGCAAGGGCTTTTTCTGTTTCCTCTACCTTTTTCTTTTGTTCGTCGTAAGTTTTGCGTAATACTTCCTGCTTGGCTTTCAGCGCCTCTGCACTGCTCGCATTGCTCTTATACTCTGCTGTTACAAGTTTCATTTCAGAGTTAAGCAGCTTAAGGGTGCTGTTAATCTCTTTGCAGGCTGCTTTATACTGTGCCTCGCCGTCAAAACTAAGTTTGGTTTTAATATTGTCTGTTTTATCAGCCATGATTTACAAGCCCCCTAACGCTATGTCTATGTCGTCCATGCCCTCTGCTGCCTGTGCTGGTGCGCTGCTGCTTTCCTGCCCGAAAATGTGCGGGTTATACTCCTTGTGATAGCCGAATAGCTTAATAATCTGGTAAGGTGTCTTTTTCCACGCCTCGCTTTCCGTGTAATGCAGCATAGCCATTGCTATATAAAGCAGCCGTGCGGTGTCTATTCGTCCTGCACGGCTACTCTGTTTCCCTCTTCTGTTGTGTCTGCCTCTCCGTCTGCTGCCTCTTTCTCTTCCCCGCCGTTTGTGGAATATACAAAAGCAGAGAAAATAGCGTCTTTAATCTGCGGCAGATTGCCGATATGAATTAACTTACCTACCTGCTGCTCTGTAAGCGGTGTTTCTCCCTCTTCCATGCCCTCGTTGATAATGAGGGTAAGCAACCAGCGTAAATCTTTAATCATGGTCGGGTTACTCTGGTCAAAAGCCTTGTCCAGCTTGTCATATCCCCCAAATCTGTCCTGCATCTCGTCCAGTGCATTAAGGGAAAACAGTAAATAATAGGTCTTGCCGTTCAGTTCTACGGGCATACGTCCGTCTTTAATTGCGCTCATGCTATAAATTAAGGCGCAGCCTGCGCTGCGCCTCTCTCCTTTCTCTTATACTTCCTGCATTGCCGCTGCCGGTTCGGGTACGGCTGTAAACCATGTCTTAGCCGCCTTACTGTCCTCTGTTCCCACAAAGTCTGCTTTCCAGCGGTTATCTTTCTTTCTGGCTGTAAAATCTGCCTCAATGTCCGGCGTATTAAACTTGATGCTCTCGCCCTTAGTTTCATACTTTTCAGACGGTACTTTGAATTTTGCTTTAAGCAGCCATACATAGCGGTATTTGCCGCCCGTTTTCTTTGCTCTGAACCCTACCGCAACATACGGCGGCTCGTCCTCTTTTCCAGCCCATACTACGCTGTTCTCGTCCACTTCCTGCCCCAGCAGCTCTGCCAGCACTTCCGGCGTAAGGTCTTTAATTCCCAGCTTAAGCGTGCCGCTTGCAAACTCCGTGACGCTCTCGCTTAACGTATCGTCTGCATATAAACTGCCGTCTGCGGTCTTTACGGATAAATCGGCTGTCATTGCCTCTGCCATTTTCTTAGGCGCTCCGTAGCTTTCTACGCCGTCTGCCTCTGTGCATACGGCATAATATAAATCTTTCAGTCCCAGTGTCATTGTTTAATCACTCCTCTTTCAAAATCTCGACTGTGATAGGCACTAACCAGTACCCCGTTTCTGTTTCGTAGCTTTCTGCATCTATGCTGTTGATATAAACGCCTGCTGCTATCAATACCTCTTTTGTCTTATCAAGCTGCGCCTCAAAATCGCCCTTATGGAAAAGCGTAACTCTATACATTTCCCTGCGCTCTTTCTCTTCGTCGTCTGCATTTACCGCAGACGTACCCAGCAGCCGCAGAAACGTATAGTATGCGTCCGGCTTATCCCGTCCAGTGTATACGCCCCTCTGGGCTGGCAGCCCTGCGCTTTCTAAAATCTCCTGTATGCTCATTTGCCCGTTTCACTCTCCCATATACTGTGCTGCGCCTCTACTACCTTTTCGTGCGCCTTGGCGTTTGCCGTTGTCATATACGGGCGTGCCTGCTGGCTGCTTGTCCCGTATTCTGCCACAAAGCCGATTGTTGCATAGCGCACTTTGCTTTTATCGCCTTTCCTGTCGTTTCCATGCCCTGCCCGTCCCTGCGGGTATATCTCTACGTATTTCTCCGTATCGTCGCCCTTTACGTCCGTAGCTTTTATGGAATTGATAAAACCGCCCGTTTCGTTCAGTCCCATTGCCTGTGCCTCTGCTTTCTGTGCCTCTATCAGCACATCTGCGCCAGCCTTAAGCATTTTCGGTACTGCCTCAACCGTGGCGGTTTCTCTCCTGCCGAAAGCGTCTATAATATCTTCCAGCCCGACTGTATTAAATTCTCCCATGCTTACACCTCGTTTCTGTGGCGTAAATCTGTAAGCGTAAGCTCTATGGTGTCTGTCCCTGTATCGTAGGTCTTAAGTACAAAATAGCGCCGCCCGTTTACTTCTACTACGTCCTCGCCGCCATAATCTGCCTTGTGTACCTCGTACTTTGCCTCTACCAGCTTTCCTGTCTGCTGGCTCTTAAAATATTCACTGTACCCTACTGATTTTTTATTACAGAATACAGTGCGGGCGCTTTCTTCCGGCTTTACTGCAAAGCCGTTTTTATTTACCCTGTTTTCTCCGCTTACCTCGCTTATTAGCGTTATCTCGTCTATCCAGTCCATTTTTACCACTCCTTTAGGTGTCCGTTTCGGACACATAGCCCAAATAGACGCTACCGCAATAACAGTTACCCAGATATGCAGCGTCGGTTTTATGCTCTAAAGCATCTATGCGCCCGTCCAGCGTTTCCATATTGTCGTAGACTTCTGAAAACGTATCATTTACAGCCTGCATATTGCTGTTTTCTCTGGCTGTTATCTCTGATACCAGCGCCTTTAAGCTGGCAAGGCTAAACCACCTCATACCAGCACCTCACTTACGCAAACATGGCTTTTACTTCCTGCTGCGTAATCTCTGTAAAGTCTGCCTCTGTAAGTGCAGTAAGTCCTTTGGTTACTGTAAATTTTCCTGTCTTGTTGTCATACGCAAGCCCTGTTACTACATTGCCTGCCCCCGTAGACGCTACGCTTAAGTCGTCCAGTTGGATAAGTCCCGCTACTGCTGCATTGATTGCCTTAGTAACGTCTGCGGTCTTGGCGTATGCTGTCAGCGCATTTGCAATGGCTGCCGTTACTTCCGCAGTCTTTGCATAGCTGCTTAAGTCCACTTTCCAGTCGCCTACCTTTTCCAGCTTTCCGTCAATTACCATGTACTCACTGTAAAGATTTCCCGCCTCTCCGTCGGTATTCTTTACCATGTAGATTTTCTTTTCTGCGCCGTCTGCCGCTACGTCAATATCTGCCGTGCTGTCTACCATTACACGGCTTAAATGGTCTGTTCCGGCAATCGCCGTGGAAATAGCGCTTGCTATCTCCGTCGCTGTCATTCCGTCTGTGATGCCATAACCCGCAAGCGTGGTGGCTGCATTTGCCTTGCCGTTTATAAGGTTTTTCAAATCGTCTGCCAGATTTTCTACCGCTACCTTATCAAGCCCCCCCAGCGCTCCTATGGCGCTTTTCTCTGCGTAGCGGTCTTTAATTTCCGCTACCAGATAAGACAGCGTATTATAAGTTACTCTTTTAATCGCCATTCTGTCTGTTTCTCCTATCCGAATAAGTTCTTAATATCGTCCTCGTTTACCTCGTCGTCTATATTGTCCGGCGTTTCGCCGCCTGTGTATTCGCTGGATAGGCTTAAATGAGTTTTCAAGCACTCGTAAGACTTCCAAAACTGCTCTGATTTATCGGAATAGCCAAACTCTGCCTTGCAGTATAAGGTAATTGCCCTAATAATCAGTGCGTCTGTTTCGTCCAGTTTCTTTACGCCTACGTCCTGCAAATCCATTTTGCAGGCGGCTATACAGTCGTTTATTTCTTCTGTGATTTTCTCACTGGTGCTGCTTATACGCAGCGCCGCCCGCATCTTCTCTGTTAATGTTGTGGTATCTGCTGCCATAGCCTGCACCCTCTTTCTTACTCTGCCATTACTGCTGCTACGCCTGCCTCTTCCAGAACTGCTGCACGTTCTCTGCTTACGGTGTAAACGTCCCCAGTATCCTTAATCTGGTTTAATTCCATATCACGGAAACGGCGCTTTACTTTCACTTTTACCAGCCTTGCTGCTTTCTTTTCTTCCTCGGCTTTAGCTGCCGCCTCTGCTGCTGCCTTTTCCTCTTCGGCTTTAGCTGCCGCCTCTGCCGCTGCCTTTTCCTCTTCGGCTTTAGCTGCCGCCTCTGCTGCTGCCTTTTCCTCTTCCGCTTTAGCTGCCGCCTCTGCCGCTGCCTCGGCTGCTGCTTTTTTGTCCTCTTCCGTAAGCTCGCTGTCGTCTGGTATGTCTACCTCGACGGCTGCGCAGCGTGCAGCAATTTCTTTCTTTGTTCCCTCTGCATCTACGCCCAACTCCTTTGCCAGTTCCTGCAAATCCTCTTTCTTATAGCTTTCCAGCTCTTTTGCGTCTAAGTATCCTTTCATGCTCTACCTCGCTTTCTTACACTGCTGTTACGCCCTTTTTAACTAAGATAATGCCCGCAGCGTCAGCTACTTTGCCGTCCACTACCATTAAGCACTTATTCTTAATCTTGTTGTTGTCGTGGTCTGTCCACTTCACTACCTGCATTTCCATGTTGGTATTGATAACGTAATCAGAGAAATTCATAAATACTGCGATTACGTCGCCCTCGTTTGCGTCGTCCCAGCTCGGTAAAACGTCGTCCTCTACAGTTTCCACATTCTTACCCATGAAACGGTATGTTTCCTCTCCGTTTACGCCGTAGTTTGTGCGTCCAATAGGCTGCCCGTTCTTATCTTCCATACCGTCAATGCCAGTATCAAAAGTGGACTGGTTCATAACAAAGCTGCCGTTTCTGTACGCCTTTTTCATTTTGCCTTTTACCTTATGCCAGCCGTTCCAGCTTGCGTACTCTTCCGGTGTCAGAGTAATTACATCTGTTACCCTGTTGTCTTTCAGAACGCCCAGCGGCTGCCCCTCGCCTGTACCGTTGAAAATGGCAATTTCAATAGCCTTTACCATTGCCTCTGTTGCCATAGGTACAAACAAATCAGTAAACATTTTCAGCGTTACTACATTCGCTAAAATGCTCTGGGAAATTTTGCACTCCAAACCGTAATAATTGAAAGTTACGGAATTTTTAGCAGATGCTTTCTGGTCGTCGCTGCTCTTTGCCTCTGTAATCCAGTGTGCAGTAGGCTTTAAGTCTTCAATCGGAATGGAAACGCCGCCCTGTACGTTAATCTTACGCACCTTTGCATAAATGCTGCCGTAGCTTTCCAGTTTCTGGATAATTTCATTCATAATAGTTGTCGGAATTACAGCGCCGCTGTCTGCTGTGGTGGTGGTTTCAGCTGCTCTGTACTCTGCCGGAATAGCAACGCCTCTGCATACATAATTCATAAACGCTTTTCTGTATGCCGTAGTGTCGTATTTGTCCTCTGGTTCTCCTGCTCCTGCGCCGCCTGCTCCCTTGAAATTTCTAAGCAGCGTGGTATCTGCTCCCGCTCCACCTGTCGGCTCTCCTGCTGCAATTCTTTCAAGCAGCTTTTTACGTTTCTCTGCCGCTGCCAGTAAAGCGGTACGCTCTTCCTGTAAGTCTGTTACCTCTGTTTCCAGTTTTGTAATTTCCTCGTCCGTAAGCTCTGCCGCTCTGGTGTTAAGCTCTTCTTTGATTTCGGCTAATCTTGCCTCAATTTCCTTTAATCTCATAGTCTGTGTTCTCCTTTTTGTTTTGATTTTTATAAGCTCGCCTTAATCTTTAGTATTGCTGCCCGCCTCTTAAGCAACTCCTGCCGCTCCCGCTCATAACTCCTACTCGCAAAAGCACGGGCGCTTATTTCAGTATCGTTATTTGCCGGAATACTCACGGCTGATACATCATAAACCTTTTTGATTTTCAAAATTGTTCTTGTATGTGTTTCTCTGTCGTAGCTTTCCTCTGCCACTGTAAACGCCCATGACATTTTAGTAATCATTCCTGCGCTTATGTCTTGATACAGCCCACGGGCTAAGTCTGTCCGGCTTAAGTCTGCTGCCACAAAAAGCCCCTTTACGTCCGGCTCTAAAATCAGCGTATTATTTGACTGTCTGGCAAATACTCTGCCCTCATGGTCGTACTGCATAATAACGTCGCTCATGTCTGCGCTGTCTAATGCGTGTGCATCTATTCTTTCGTAAATCTTTGTGCCGTCCTCAAACTCATATAAAAGGTATGGCGCATTAAATGTAGTGGCGTAGCCCTCTACGTAGCACTCCGACTGTATACGCTTTTCGCCGGAACTCTGCGCTACCAGAGGCGCTACCAGCGTTCTATATTCCCGCTCTTTCTTAACTGGCATTATTTACACCCTCTTTCTCTTCCTGTCCGTTCTGCGGCTCTTCTCCTGCTGCTGGTTCTGTCTGCTGTTGTACTTGCTGTATGATAACTGGCTGCTCACTTCCTTTGTGCAGCTCGCTTACCTCTGTATATTCCTTTCGGATATAATACTTTTCCCCGTCCTCAACGTGTGCCATGTTCCATATATCCATTACGCCGTTTCTGTTCAGTAACGCACGGTCAAAAAGCTGTGTGCTTACGCTTAACTTTGTGGCGTTGCTGGCGTATTGTAGGCGGTTTGCAGAAAAGAAAATAGCATTGCCGCAGGCTCTTTCTCTCTCTGTAAAGCTCATATTTGTCATAACAAGCGATAGCTGTATTGCAAACGGTTCTATTTTCCCCTCGTAGTAAGCGTTCCACGTATTTTCATCGAATTTATTTTGCAGAATATCCATATTTGTACCAAAATGCGTACATACATTTTCCTGTATGTGCTGCATCTGCAATGCGTTTGGTGTATACGGTTTGCTTTCTACCTGTTTCAGTTCACTAAACTTGTTATCATAAATAATCATGCCGCTATCGTTGTCAGCGCTTAAGTTATCCTCTGTAAAGCGTTTCCGCTCTTTCTTTATATCCTCTGGTTTCAGCATATTTGCCACCTTTGCCAGAAAACGGATATTTGCAGAATTTTTTACAGCGTTTATAATTCCCTCATTCTGCGTATGTATCAGCTGCATAGTTGGTGCAAGTGTGCTGTTGTCCTCTCCGAAAAGGTCGTCTTTATATTCAAAGTCTGTCATAATGCCTACACGCTCAAACTCAATAGCGCCATAGCTGCCATTTGCAAACAGATACCGTAAATATAATTGCCCCTCACTCTCTACCACCTCGCAGCGTTCAGCCCGCAGCGGATACCAGCCACATAAGCGCCCGTATTCGTCCTCGATAGGTATAATAAAAGCGGTGTGTTCCACCGCTACATACGTTGCCAGACGCTTTATAAATTTTGTTGTATCCATGAAGTAGTTGGGTTTATGCTGCAATGTCTTTTCCAGCGATTTAAGGGCGCTGCCCTCTATCTCCGGCTTTAGTTTGCTGCAATGTGTAGCAAAATTATTTATAGCCGTTCTGGTTAAATCCATTTCATACACGCCGCCGCTAAAGCTGGTAAACGTCGGGCTGTATCCGTTCAGCATTTTGAAATAATTACCTATGGCTTTTAATTCTTTGCCATGGAAAAGATAGTCTAAAAATTTCATGCCGTTTACACTCCTTTCTATGCGGCATTTTTAAGCAGCTCGCCGCACTCTTCCCAGTATTTCTGCCGCACGGTCATTGCATCTATGACAGATACAAAGCCGTCGATATGCGCCCGCTGCTCGATTTTTATAGGTCTGAATTTTCTTGTTTCCATGTTGTGCTTAAGCGCAACATTTAAGAAATGTGTCTTTAGTAAATTGTTGTCGGCAATCTTAAAATCGCCGTCTTTTATGATGCCCTCAAACTCCCGTATAACTGGTGTAAGGTTTTCGCCTTGGTAAACGTCGTCCATGTGAAAGCCATAATTTGCCATATCGGTAATAAGGTACTGGGCGCTGTATCTGTCGTAGCCGATTTTCAAAGGTCGTATGCCGTAATCTTCCAGCAGCATAGTAAACCAGCCGTAAACGTCGTGGTAGTCTACGTAATTCTCGCCGCTTAAGGTTATCAGCCCCTTTTTAACAAATATGTCATACGGCACACCGTCCGTAGCCTGTAAGTATTCCAGCCTGCCCCGTGGCATAAAGAACTGCGTAAACGCATACAGTGTGCCGTCTTTCTGAATAACCACACTTGCTGCCGTTAAGTCCGTTGTCTGGCTTAAGTCAATACCGCCCACTGCGTAGCAGTCCCTAAAGTCCTCTAAGGTCTTTTCTACTCCGGCGTTCTCTACTGTCTGATATTCCAGCCATGCAATAGAGCTGTTCTGCTTAATATTGCAATACTTTGTAAGGAACTCTGCTTTTTTACTTAAGCTGCCCTCTGCTACGGCTATCTCGTCCATAAAGAAACTTTCTTTTACGGATACACCCATGTTAGGGTTAGCCTTTTTCAGTTCGTCTATGTCGTTCCACTTCTCCACATCATCAATCATGTAAAGGAATGGTAATAGCCTGCGCTCTTTGCTGTTTCCTTTTAAGAAACTTGTGCTACGTTTCATTAGTTCATCATAAATACTGTCGTTGATATATCCGGCAGTGCTTATGCTCAATATCATAGGTTGAATACGTGCGCCTAAAGCGGATTTCATAACCTCATACTGCTTTAGTCCAGCGTCCCCGCTCCATGCTGCCATTTCATCACATACCACAAGCTGCGGGTTAAATCCGTCTGACTTCTTGGCGTTAAAAGCAATCGGTTTTATTACCGTGTTGCTCTCCGCAATATAAATATCGCTGCGCCGTTTCTTTGCCAGCTCCGCTAACTCGTCCTCTGCCTGTACCATTTGATAAAATCCGTCATACACCAGCGCCGCTTGGTCTAATTTCGGCGCTAAGCAGTATATTTCTTGTCCATACTCCGGCTCTAAGTACGCCATATATGCAATAATCGCAGATGCAAATAAACTTTTTCCGTTTTTTCTGCCAATTACAATAAAAATTTCACGGAAAATACGTATTTTTTCTGCGTCTTGTATGCCAAAAATAACAGAAACTATGGCTTTCTGCCATAGCTCCAACTTGATTAAATCATTACGCCCCTTGCTGTGGTGGCAAAAGTTCTCTATGAACCGTATAGCCTTATTTGCAGCCTTTGCATTAAAAAAATACTCCTGCTTTTGCAGCCCGTTTATAATGATTGCGTATATTTTCTTTATCCATTTTCCCGCTATGATTTCGCCGCTTGTAATCTTTGCGTGGTACTCATAGATATAGTTTCGATAAGGCGGCAATATTGCTTACTCTTCCCGCAAAGCTGCCAGCCTGCTTGTCTTTCGTTTCGCAGCTGGTACTAATTCCGTAAGCTGCTTAATCACTGCTGCATAGTTCTTACTAAGCGCTATGTAAGTTTCTGCCTCTGGGCTTTTCTTTGTCCCCCACTGGTTCTGCCCGTTCTGGTACTCACTCGTCCAGCCGTCTTTTTCAAGTTTCGCCTGCAAGTCGTCCAGCTCAACGCTCATAAATGCAGCCTTTTCTATCAGCGGCGTTACTAATTTTCTTTTGTTTTCGTCTAAGTCCTTGAAAATACCCTTAAGTCTGGTCTTTTCGGTCTTTATCCTCTGTTCTTTGGTTTTCTCTTTCTTTGTTGCCATTCCTTTACCCCGCTTTCCATTCCTGCGCCGCACCACACCCCCTACACCACCCGTGCGCACGCCCGTAGGGTAATTTTAGGGTATCCCCCTCGGTATTCGCCCCCTTTAATTATTTTTCTGATATGGGGGGAGTATGCCGCCGTTCTCGTCGAACCGATACCGCTTATGTCTCTCCTGTTTGTGGTGTTCCTTGTTGTGGCAGTCTTGGCACAACGCCTCTAAGTTATCCCAGCACAACGTAACGCTTATGTCGTTTATGTTCTCTCTGTTAAGCCAGCGCTTATGATGCACTATCTTTGCTGGTTGCCCGCAGCGTTCACAAATATAATCTTGTGACATTAAATAAGCGGCTCTGGTTTTTTCCCATGCCGCTGATAAATAAAAACTCTTAGCCCATGCTTTCATACTGTCCCCTCTCTTTCTTCATTCCCCAGCGCCCTAAGTTTCATGCGCTGGGTGGAGGCTAAAGAATGAATAGAAAAAGAGTAGGCAACTGCTGCCGCACATGGCTTAAGCTATCGCCTACTCATTTCATGCTACCATTGTATCTCTTTTGTTTTCCCATGTAAACACCACGTTTTTACCACGATATTACCCGCTGCTGCTCTGTTATCATTTCTCTTACTGGCACGCCTGCTGCTCTTAGCTGCTCGTATATACTCCTTATCTCGTGTCTAAACCAGCCTACATACTGCATGGGTACTGGCTGATATTGCCGCCCCATAAATGGGTTATCTGCATACGCTGCCACCTGTGAAAACTCATATAGCAGCAGTGGCTTACTCTGGTCTAATAATAGCCGCAATATATATGCTGTCGTTCTTCCGTGTAGCCGTCCCTCTGGCGGCTGCCATATCCCAGTTATTATATATAACCTCTGCCACTCGTAAAGCTCAAATCCTAACGCCTGCTCTATATGCTTTATCAACCTGTCTGCCGCCTGCTGTTCTCTCGCTGTTTCCCGCTTTCTTTTTATCCATGCTTTTATTTTTTCAAACACTTACTTTACCCTCTCTTCGTCAATCCCCCACAATAATACTGACAGCTCGTTTATGATGCCCGTAACCCAGCGCCTCGGTGTGTTCTTTCCTGTGTCCAGTTCCTCTGCAATTTCCGCATAGTCCATACCCTGCATGAAATACATTTCAAAAGCCTTGTACTCTACGCCTCTGCCTGCTGCCTCTCTGCGACGCTCTATCTCTTCTACTGCCTTGTCTATATGTGCTGTCATTATCAATGTCTTAAAGCGTGTGCGTCTGATACTCTCTAAGTATGTACGCTGCTGCTCGTCCGTCATGCCCTTAAGCTCTAACTGCTGCCCGTCGCTTATGGCGTTCTCGATATGAAAAACCGCATCACGGTAACATTTCATAAGCGTAAAAGTGTTGTGGTATTTCTCTTTCTTCCTCTCCTGCTTTTCCTGTCGTTTCAGTTCCGTTATTGCAGCCTTTGCCTGTTTCTGCATCAGCTCTGTTAATTCGCTTTCATGCAGTTGTACCCAGCTTTCAGCCTCTGGCGGCATTTCTACCCCTGCCGCCGCTGTTGTCTTTGTTTCTTCCTGCTCCATGTTCTGTACCTCGCTTTCTGTTAATTAAACGGCAGCTCTTCGTCTGCTCCCTCTGGGATATTCATAAACCCGTCACTCTCCGGCAGCTGCTGCCCTCTCGCCTCTGCCTCTGCTTTGCTCTCTCCAAAGCCTACGCTATTTGCCACAACCTCTGTGTAATATACCTTACTGCCCGTGCGCTGGCTCTCGTAGCTGCCTGTTTTAATCTTGCCAGTAACCTCTGCCCTACTGCCTTTGCTTAACCATTTCTGCGCCCATTCCGCAGTACGTCCGAAACACTTAATATTTATAAAATCTGTGTCTTTCCCGTCGTCTACCGCAAGCGTAAAGCGGGTAATAGCTGTGCTATTGTCCTGACCGCCATATCTAAGCTCTGGCTCTCTTGTAAGCCGCCCTGTAAGTGATACGTTATTCATTCTCTCTGCCCCTCTCTTCCAGTTTGTCCAGCTTTGAAAATATAGCCAGCAATTCCAGTGCTATAATTCCCAGTAAAATATTAGTCATTTTCTACCGCCTCGCTTTCTTCTCTCAATCCCGCTGCCATATTGCTAAACGCCGCTGCTACGTTCTCGCATAATGTCGCCAGTGCTGGCTTTATACTCTGCACCCAGCTGTTAATAGCTGCCGTCAATGTTTCTTCTGCTGTTGGCAATGTTTTATTTATCTGTCTTGCCATTTTTCTTGCAAGCCTGCGCTGTTTTCGCTTGTCCAGCTCTAACGGCGGGTTTACTCCGTGCTTTTTCTTGTAGTTCTTTTTCCACTGTCTGTATTTCATTCCTTGCGCCCCTTTCTCCACATTTTATACGGCAGTAGCCATACTGGCGCTGTTATTATCAACGCCAGTTTTGCTACACATATCAGCATATATACCGCTATGTCTACTGCTGCCTGTCCAAATTCTTCCACTGCATTTACTATGCCGTCCATATACTCAAACATTTACTACCCCGTTTTCCTGCTTAATCTCAATATTTCTGCCGCCTCGCTGCTTTATAATTGCCTCTACGTGCAAGTATGCAGTCAGCATAACCACGCTGCCTGTTCGTAACTGATATTCTACGCTTTTCCTCATCTTCTCGTATTGCTCTGCCTTGCAAAATGCCGTACAACCCAGAATAATTGTAAATACCTGTGCTTTCTTCTTTTTCCGCTGCCGTCTATTCATGCTCTACCCCGCTTTCTGTGTCCGTTTCGGACACCTTACCCGTATAGTCTGTTACTCTGATACCCAGAATACAGTAGCCATCTGTAAGCCCTGTATAATCTTCCAGCATATAAATAATATCTGCATCAATCGTGCGCCCTGTATGCTTACCGTCCTTAAATTCCAGCATTTTAAGGCTGTCGCCCTGTTTATAGCCTCTGTCATTCTTCCGCAGCTCAAAGCCTTTTTTTCCGCTTACTACGTCCTCGTAATAAGATGCCGCTATTTTTATCTCATGCTGCTTATGCTCTGTGTTTCCCTCGCTTGGCAGATGCTCCATTTTTTCTGCGTCTGCCCGCTCCTGCAATTTCTTTTTTGTCTGGCGGTCTATAGCGTCCTGCTCTTCGCTGTACCGCTGTTCGTCCGTCTTTTCAGCCTCTGCCTTGTTTATGTACTGGTCGCATTTCTGGCACGTTCCCGTTTTTACGTTGCAGTCCTTGTATTTCTGGCAGGAATAGCACAAAGACGTTATGCTTTCTGGGTGCGGTGTCTCGTAATCGTCGCCCGCCTTTTTCTCGGCTACTTTTTCCGCTATCTCTTTTGCCCTTACGTTCTCGCCTGCTGCCGCTTTCTCTGCTATTTCTCTCTGCTCGTCCTCTCCCAGTTTTGCTGCCTCATACGCTGCTGTAATTCCTAATTTTCCCTCTTTCAGCTGCTCTTTAATCTCTGGCGTAGCATTGTTGTTGATTGCGTCCATTCTGGCTACGTTTGTGCTGCTTTCGTTTATCATAGCCGCCACTAAATCACGCATTTTGCCCTGTATCTCTAAGCCGTCCTCTTCCTTGGCTCTGATAAGCGCCGCTTTGGTACGCTCTACTAATCTGGTTTTTTCATAGGCTGTAAGTTCCTGCGTATATCCGTTGCCAGCCAGTAAGCGCAGCTCATACATTGCCTCGCTCATGTCCATAAAGCGGTAAAGCACTTTCTCATACTCCTTATGCCCCCGCTCTAAGTTCAAAATATTTGCCGCATTACGTCTGTGTCCGTCGATTATACGGTATTCCCCGTTTACTCTCGCCAATACTGTAGGCTGTTCCTGTCCTACGTGTAAAAAGCTGTCTGCCAGTTCTTCTATGTTCTCTAATTTCTGGTGCGTATTCTCCTGCGCTGCCTTTACCTCGTAAGGGCTTAAATAAATCTCTTTGTATCCCTCTGTCTGTGCCTGCTGCCCCGCTGCTTTTGTCTTTGCGTTCAAAATATCGTTAATACCAAACTTTGCCATATTCTCTACCTCGCTTTCTTCTCTGTTTCTGTTCCCAGTCTTAAGCAACCGCCGTTTTTATATGCCATGCACTTACTGCCGCTGCATCTTACAAACAAATTACGCACATTCCTTGCGCCGTTCCTGTAGTCTACCAGCATACTGCTTTTGAACGGGCAAAACCGTTTTTCTTTATCCATACCCACTACCTCGCTTTCCCTGTATACGCTGTTACAAATTTCTTGTACCCCTGCGCCGCTCCGCAGCATGGGCTATACTCATAAATCGGCTTACGCATGAAAGTATTTTCTGCTACTTTCTTGGAATACCGAATAATGCCCAAAATATTAAAATCTGTCTTTTGTTCCAGCCACTCTACGCCTGCTGCCTCGCCGTCTGTGTTCTGGTATGACGTAATCAGTACGCCTGCCAGCTTTAATGCTGGGTTAAATGCCTTTGCGTCCTCTATCTGCTCTGTCACAATGTCCAGCCCCTCTAAAGCGTCCTCGTCCACCTTTACGGGTACTATTACCTCGTCCGTGATTGCCAGCGCATTTACAACATTAAGCCCAATATCCGGCGGGTTATCAATGATGCAGTAATCATACTTGCCGTATATGGTGCAATCTCCGTAATACTGTATCTTTGCATATACCAGCGCTTTGTATCTCTCTATCTGGTTTTCGCTGTCCTCTTTGGTTAAATTCCATGTAGCCCCAAATAATGACATATTCGCCGTTACAATGTCGATACCCTCATACTCTGTATGCTGTATCAGCTCGTCTGCGTTTTCCCAGTCCCCAGCCAGTAGCTTTGTGACTGGTGCCACGTTCTCTGCATCATATCTGCTGTACGCCTTGCTTAAGTTTCCCTGCTTATCGTTGTCAATCAGCAGCACCTTATAGCCTCGCCTGTAAAGCTCATACGCCATGTTTGCCGCTGTAAAGGTCTTGGCTACGCCACCCTTTAAATTCAAAATGCTTATTGTTTTCATTCTTTGCCTCTCTTTCCTGCGTTCGCCTCTAACGCATGGTTACTGTTTCCTGTTCTTTTGTAAGCTCGTCTGAATGTAATAAATACTGCTCTATCAGCTGCGCTGCTGGCTGCCAACCGTAGCAGACGGCGGTATAATAGCCCTGCTGCCGTAGATACTCTAACCACTCTTTCTGTTTCTTGGTCGTCGTGTTCTTGCCCGCCTTAAGCTCTATGTAAAGCCCGTGATACCCAGCCCTTGCAGCTGGTAGCATGATATCCGGCACACCAGCCTTTACGCCCTGCCTCTTAAGCGCCACCGCTGTTGCTGCATCACGTTTGCCGCCGTTTGGCACATGATACATATATTGCAGTTCCGGCATAAGCCCTGTTCTGTATGCAGCCCAGCTAAATAATGCCTCTTGATGCCCGCTTTCGTCGTCCAGTCTAAAGTTTCTCATTTTCTCGCCTCGCTCTCTGCTTAAATTCTACATACTGGCAAATTCTAAAAAGTAGCCCGTCCTTATGCGGCTTGCTGTTCTCTATCGCCAAAAGCGTTATTGTTTCCTCGCTTTGTAGTCCTGCATTTCCCAGTACGTCCCAGCGGCATATATCGTAGTATCTGCACCGCAGGCAGCAGCGCTTACAGTCCTTGCCTTTCTGGAATAACCAGTATTTAATTTTTTCTATCATGTTTTCTGCCCTTTCTGCTGCCGCTGTCTTTCCAGCTCTCCTGCTGTTCAAAAATAGCCGCCGCAATTCTAAACGCCAGATATGCTGCCACAATCAGCGCCAGCAGTCCAGCTATTATCAACACTGCTGCAATGGCAATGCCCTTGATTATCTGCATTTCAGCCCCCCCTATCTGTTATTTTTACTAAGGTGTATCTTAAATACCCATAGCCGTAATACTCTGGGCTATGTACCCCCATGCTTACACTGTTCTTGTCCACGTAATAGCCCTTTATTGCTTTTGGCTCTTTCTTGAAATACTCACGGTCTGAAATTATGCGGTACTCTGGTTCTGGTCTTACTAAATTCTTGCTGCAATTCCAGCGCTTGCCCTGTAATGCTCCGTCAGTACCCTTTTTGTGCGTTCCTGTGTACTTGATTAAATAACTTGCCAGCTCTGCATAGTTGCCGCTATCGTCCAGTGGGAATACCTTAACCCTGTTATGCCCCTCGTATGCCTTATACCAGCAGCGTTGTAAAATCTCTGTGTCAATTTTATTTACTACAAGGTGGTGATGCCTCGCACCTTTCTTGCCTATCTCCATAACGTGTATGTATTTGAACTCTAACCCTGCTTTTCTGTACTCCTTTCTGCACTCCCTCAAAAATACGTCTATGTCCTGCCGCATCTGCTCCGGCGTTCTGTCCGGCTCTCCTTTCCTGCGGATATAGTCAAGCACTAAATGGTAGTCCCCATAGCCATAGTTTGCATTTATGAGTATCCTTAACTTTCTCTCTGCCTGTCTGGTGTTTACTTTCTCCTGCTCTTCTTTTGTTGGCTTTACCTTATCCCCTCTGCTGATACCTTTCTTTTTGTATCTGCTGGTAAAGTACCTCTCTATCTCTATCGTATTTCCTGCTTTTGTTACCCTCTCTACGTATGGCATATATCTACCTCTCTGTCGGTTCGTTAATACTTTTATCAAGTGTTAAAACGGGCTGCCTGCCCGTTAAATTTCTTGACTTTGCGCCATACATAGCTTATAATTTTTATAGTATTTCAAAGCTGTATAGCTTAGCGCCTATGGTGTTTCCCCACCGTAGGCGCTTTTATTTTTCATGTTTTCTGCCACTCTCTTATGCGGCTTAAGGCATACTCATAAGCCCGTTTATATGCAGCTGTGCAAGCGCTGGCGGTACAGCAGTTCTTATGCCCCATAAGGCTACATAATCTACACTCGTAACAATGCTTGCACTTATGCAGCTTTGCGTAGTCGCTCGCTACCCGCTCCTGTCGCTTTTCCTCATATTCCAGATGCCGTTTAATCTGGTTTGCATCTATAACCGCAATTCCCAGCATATTTGCTGTATGTATTTCTCTGTCCATTCCCTCTGTTATGCCGTATTTCACACCAGCAATAACAAAATCGCAGCCTTTCAGCAGCGCAAGCCCCGCAGCCATGCCCCTTGCCCGCTCTTCCGGCTTTTTATCGTCCATGCACTGCGTCATATATAAATGCGGCGTAATGGGTGCTAAGCCCGCCTCTAACGCCTGCCGTGTCAGCTGCTGCGCATAATCTATGTTTCTGTCCAGCTCTGCGCCGTCTTTCGCCCTGTATGGGCTGCATATATAAACTTTTCTCATGCCTTTTTACCCGCTTTCTGTTGTGCCTCTGCCCGTGCCTGTTCATTTCCTGCCAGATATGCTGCTAAGCACATCAACTCGTCTGCTCCCTTTTGGTCTATAAAATTACAAGCAACGCAGCATTTACAGTACCCCGTAATCTGTAAATATCTGTCGTATACTTCCTGCGGTGTCTGGCACTGCTTTAAGCTGTCCACCATGCCTGCAAGCTGCTGTATTGCCTTTATGCCTGCCTCGCCGCCCTTTCCGTGTATCCCTACTGTAATCTGTCGCATTTTTGTTGCGCCGTCTGCTCCTAAAATTGTTTTACTCTTCATTCTGTACCTCGCTTTCTTCCTTAAACCCAGCCAAAAGCATAGTCATTGCATCTATCGCCGTATCAAAATGTTTTCCCAGCTCCGCTGCGTCAGTAAGCCCCTGCTTTGTGTTTCTTCCATTCCCTTTCATTACTTGCGTTTGCAAAATAGGTTTTAGCTGACTAAGCCCAGCTATGCTGTTCTCTAACTCTTCCTCACTCACGCAGATTTTTACATAGCCCTTACCAATGCGTTCAACGCTCATTTTCTGCCTCTTCCTTTCTTCTAATCAGCCGTACCGATACCTCATAAGCTGTACGCTGTTCTCTTTCTCCTGTGGCTGCATCAAGTACCTTTTCATACTGGCGGCTCTGATACCGTCCCAGCAGCTCTACAGTGTCGCCCTGCTGCCACTGCGCCGCCTCGTCTGCCTGTTCCTGCCAGCAGATGCACGGTAAATAGCAGCTGCCGCCTGTAAGCTCATTTCTTACTTTTACCGTAATATCAGTAATACGCTTGCCTCTTGGCGTTTCTCTGTGTGTTGGTTTATTCGCTATAACGCCTCTTATTGCTACCTCGTCCTGCTCTACTGCCTTTTCTGATACCGCCACAAAATCTGCCAGAATATATACCAGCAGTCTACCGCTCTGGAAGTCCTTAAGTGTCTGCGCCTTGCCTGTCAGTAAAAGCCTGCTGCCCTCTACAAATTCCTGCATAATGTCAAACTCTATGCCGTTGCAAGCCCTGTATGGTACGTCCTCTGCAAATACTACCGTTACCTCGTCCGGCACGCCGCTTGGTCTTACCGTTTCCAGCTTTGCCATATAACCACAAAACGGCAGCCCGCATAGCTGCTTAATTTCCTCAATCTGTGTAAGCGTTCCTACCAGTCCCGCTGCATTTTCCTTGATACCGCCACCTGTAAGCTCGTCCATGATTGCAGTATCTAAATCCCGTAAAAAATACGGCTTTTTCTTTGTCATACTTCCTGCCCTTTCCTTTCCTGTATGTATATGGTGTAGTAAAGTGACATCTGCAAATCACTAAACTTATACTGCGCTGTCTGGTCTGGCTCTAATGGTTTCATAAGCCCCAGCTCTTTCCAGCGTCTGTGCGTTATCTCCGGCACTGCCCTAAACTTCTTTACCTCATGCTCGCTGTATTTTCGGTATTCCTCGCTTATCTCATGGTCTGCAAACGGTTTGAACGCTGCCAGATACCCTACGTAAACCTCTGCTTTTCCCTCGATAATGCGCAGGCGGTCTGAACTCTCCAGCGTGCCTATAAATTCCTCTACTGTCACTGTCTGCCTCTCCTATTTCTCCGGCATTTCGTACAGCCTCGGTATTACTGCTGCAAACGGCTGTACGTCCATGCCGCCCCTTACTATAGCTGCACCGCCAGCCGTAAACAGATAGCTTACGCACGCTTTCTGTATCTCGTCCAGAACCTCTAAGCAGCGCTCTTTTGTGGCATACTCTCCGATTTCCTCTAAACACCCGTCACTTATGCAAATTACGTGGCGCTTTTTGTCTGCCTCTGCGCCGCCTCTCTTTTTCTTTATGTCCTCATACTCTCCGTACTCTACGCAGGCGTAATTACCGCCCAGTCTATACAGCTTTTCTTTATTCTGGCTGCGTATGTATACCTCACTCATTGCCTGCCTCGCTTTCGTCCTTATGCTCTTGGTAGCCCTCTAAGTAGCCTATTGCCTCTACGTCAATGTCCTTGCCGTTCTTACCGTCGTTGTTTATCCGAATTTTTCCGTAGTAGGAATAAATGCAGCAGCCGTCATAGTCGTATACTCTTATACTGCCCTCTGTGGCTGCCTCTGGCGTTTCAATAACCAGTGGCTCTGCCTGCTGCATCTGCGCTGCTACCTGTTCGTCCGTCACTGGCTCGCTGTTCTTTCCTCTGTACCAGATAGCCCACATAAACAAAATAATTGCCAGCACGCCTGCTGCTATAATGGCTGCGCACTGTATCAGTTTCTTAACTACCTGTCGTTTTCGTTTTCTCATTTCCCGCCTCGCTTTCCTCTATCATTGCAGCCCTGCTGCGCCGCTCTATTCCTGTAGCCATAAAAGCTATTTTCATATCTCTTTCGTTAAATTCGTCGTAGTCTGCTGTTGGTGCATCTTCTGGGAAAATCTTCTGTGCCTGTATGAAAGCGTCCATAAATGTACCTAATTCCTCATAAAATACATTTCTGTAAAATTCAAACTCTAACTCTATTTCGATTTTCTGCGCTTTCGTGCAATATATGCCGATTTTCTGCCGCCGTCCGTATGGCTTGTATACTGTCCTGTCAGATTTTGCACCCATAACCTTATACATACACTGTCGCAGTAGCTTTATCTCATGCTTTCCGTTATAGGAAAATATCGTATATTCATACTCTTCCTTTTGCAGCTCGTCTAAGGAATTTATGCCGTTATCCTTAAGCAACTTTGCAAGTTTCTTTTGCGCTGTCGTTTTCTCGCCACCTACGCCCCGCTCTGCCAACGCTTGCAGCTTTTTAATACGCTGTATTGTTTTTTCGTCCATGTATTGCCCTCTCTTCTGTAGCAAAATAGTAGTTGTCCACTATCAGCATTTTTTTACTGAAAAGGCACATAAGCCCCAGCGGTACGGTAATAACCGCTATTGTTATGTCGCCCTCTGTCGCCCATACTGCCAGCACGGTAACTGCCAGCATTGCAAGCCCGTAGGCTTTCTGCTTAATGAAATACCAGCGACGGGCTTTCTTTACCTGCTCCCGCTGCCGCCTCTGCTCTTTTTTCTTACGCATATCTGCTATGGCATCTGCATAGCCTCTCTGGTATGCGTCCTCTACTATCAATGCCTCTGCTGCTATTCTCTGCCTCTCTTCCTTTCGGCGGCGCTCTCTGTCTTTCCATGTGTGCCGCTCTCCTGTTCTGGCGTTTTGTTTTTACCGTGCGGGCTGCTTTTCGCATTAAAAAGCAACTGAAAACCTGTTGACTGTCCACATACTTTCTGGCTGGTATGACCGCCGCTATTTTTCCACGGTATACAGATTGCAGCTATTAGCCTGCTGCCCTCTGCCGCAGGCTCGCCATGCCTGCTACACAATGCGCCGTGTGGGACTTGAACCCACGACTTGCCGCTTATGAGGCGGCTGCTCTAACCAACTGAACTAACGGCACTCGTGGCGGCTGCTGCCGCCTACATTTCCTCTAAACTGTCGGTTTCTTCCAGATAGCCTATAAATTCCTCTAAACTATCTACGTTTTCCTGCATCTGCTCGCCACGTTCTCCATACTGCAAACTCTCCGGCAGATTTTCGTAGCTTTCCTGTTCTTCGTCTTTTACCTCTTCCAAAATGTCCCTTGCTTGGCTTATCAGCTCTAATGCCTCTGCAATTCTGTTGCGCCTCTGCTTATTCAT